ACCATTTGTAATAATACCGATGCAACGGAACCCTGGTCAAGGTGCAGAAACTAAAATATATTTTACACCATTCATTCCATTCGCAGACAATGAAGAATTTGATATTAAAGAAGAAAATATTATAACTGTAAATGAACCTAAAGAAGAAATTAGAGACAATTATTTACAATACATAGGTGCGATAATACCAGTAGAGAAAAAGATTATATCATGACAGATAAAAAAGATAAAGAAGGTAAGGTACTTATAGGGCCTTGGGGTGAACCTACAACCAAGAATAGTAATGAAGCTAAGAAATGGGTTAAGGAAAAATACGATAGAGCACTAGAGAAAAAAAATATTCAATTAAAAATGAAAGAAAAACTAGCTAGGGTAGATATGATAACTGAAAATGTTATGATACAATTAATTCATACTTTAGGTGAATATGATTATGAGATTGGGAAAGATGATTTTATTTTAGATATAGGTTTTTTATCTGAAACTGTTAAGGCCGTGATTTCTAGACAAGAAAGAATACCACATGTTGTACAAGGATTAGTTGATAGTCTCATGACACCAGAAAAAGGTAAAGATGAAAAAGGTGAGAATATACATTATTCAAGATTTAATTCACCACTTTTAAACGAGTTGGTAGGAATGGCTAATGAAATAAGAGAGACACCTAATGATGTAATATTTGAACCAGATATGGAATTAGATACAGACCCAGAAGAAATATCTGGGTGGAAAGTAGACATTGATAAAGAAGATAAAGATAAAGATAAAGATGATGATAATGGTGGGAAAGAATTTTAAGAATTGCAATAATGTAATCGCCGATATGACTATACGAGGCGAAAAATTAGTCGTTGAAAATAATAATATTCGAAAGGAGAATATAATATGGGAAGAAAGAAACTTTCAAAAACACAAAGAGTAATTAATGCGTTCGAAAGAGGTGATGTAATTACTTGGACACAATTAAGAAACAACTTTGACTTAACTTCACCACAAGCGTTGGTTGACAAGTTAAGAAATCAAGGTCATATGATATACATCAACAAAACAGATGATGGTACTTCATATCGTATGGGTAAACCATCAGCAGCAATTATTAATGCTGGTGTAGGTGCTGTATTAATGAATGGAGCTGCAGATAAAACTATCGTAGCTGCTGGTATTAAAGCACTTTATGGAACAGGTGTTTCATTCGCTTCTTAATTAATTAAGAATTAGTTTGGGTGTGGTCTTCGGGCCACCCCTTTCTAAACGGAATTTAAAATGATATTAATTGACATGAATCAAATCTCACTAGCATCTTTAATGATGCATTTACATATGAATGAAGGTGAATTAGAAGAAGATATGGTGAGACATATGATTTTAAATTCTGTTAGAATGTACAGAACCATGTTTAATGAAGAATATGGTGAAGTAGTTCTAACATATGATTCTAGAGCATATTGGCGTAGAGAAATTTTTCCACAATATAAATGGAATCGTAGAAAAAATAGAGAAAAAGATGATAAGAATTGGGATAGTATATTCAAAGTTCTTAATCAGATTAAAGATGAAATAAAAGAATTTCTTCCTTATAAAGTCATTGAGACTTATGGGGCAGAAGCTGATGATGTAATTGCAATACTATGTAAACATTATCAAAGTGAGAAAATTATGATTGTATCGGGTGATAAAGACTTTATACAGTTACAGAAGTATAACAATGTTGGTCAATATAGTCCAATTACTAAAAAACTCATAAATGGGATTGACGCAGTTGTCTATATAAAAGAGCATGTACTAAAAGGTGATAAATCAGATGGTATTCCAAATGTCTTGTCACCCGACCATACTTTTACAGATGATTTAAGGCAGAGACCCTTGACATCTAAAAGAATGCATAGTATAATGGCTCAAGAAATTGATGATTTAAATGATGAAGTGAAAAGAAATTATCAAAGAAATGAAAGACTAATTAATTTGGACAATGTACCAGAATTATTAGAAAAGAATATTCTAGATGATTTCAATGATGCTTCTTGTGGAGATAGAAGCAAGTTATTAAATTATTTTATAGAAAAAAGACTAACAAGTCTAAATGAAAATATTGGAGAATTTTAAAATGGCAGATAATTATACACCATTGTTTTCTGAGGTACTAGATAGAGTACATAAAGCGAAAACAAAATCAGAAAAAGTAGCAATACTACAACAACATGACCATCCGTCTTTAAGAATATTACTTAAAGCATCATTTGACCCCACTAAAGTATGGGTAATACCAGATGGTTATGTTCCATTCAAACCGAATGATTGCCCCGAAGGAACAGACCATACTAATTTGCTTCACGAAGCAAGAAAGTTGTGGCATTTCATTAAAGGTGCAGACCCAGATACAAAACAAGCTCAAAAAGAACATATGTTTATACAAATGTGTGAAGGTCTACATGAAAATGAAGCAAAACTTTTAATTGCTGTAAAGGATAAAAGATTACATCAAATATATAAAGGTTTATCTAAAGATGTTGTGAAAATGGCATTTGGTTGGGATGATAATTTCATGATAATAGAGCCATCAGTATATCCACAAGCACCAGGTAGTGCGTCAGGTGCATAAAAATCTTGACAAATTGTGTATAATCTGTTATTATGGTTAGAATGAGGTTACAATAAAAATAAATTCTCGTTCATGTCGACTCACTCTCTCTCGACCTCATCATAGAGTTGACATGGACACCTAAAGAGAATTTAATTATGATGTTAATATATTATGACTAGTGAAAAATTAAAAACAATAAAAAAAATTCCCTATAAATTTGTACATGTATTTTGGTTGGATATAACATCTGATTCAGCATGGCGAAGTGTTGAAGATGTAAAAGAAGAAAAATTACCAAGATGTCTTAGTACAGGTTTTTTAATTAGTGATGAAGATGATATGGTAAGACTTGTATCAGATTTTAATTTTAAAGAAGATGGTAGTATTGATGAATGTGGTAATTCTACAATTATACCAAGTAGTGTAGTACAAGAGATAAAAGAGGTTACATAATGTATGGAATTTTTGATAGCTGGAATTTCTATAATTATAATATTGATAATTTATTATAACATTAATAAAAAAATGGAACGAGAAGAGCAAGAATTTAAAAACAAAAGACGGAAATGATTTATTGTGGGAATAAAAACAACATTTAGTAAAATAAATTTAAAAGATATAATAAAGATACCATTTAAAATGGCTCCTTTCTTTGAAAAATATGATGGTCCCCTAGAATTTAAACATGATAGAGATATGACAGCTCAAAGAGATATTGAGTTAAAAGAGTTAGGTAACAAAATATGGTTTGAATCAGATTTAGCAAAGGAAAAAGCTTGGGTTAATAAAGTCGCAAATATTATAGATTATGGTATAGATTTTAGAAGTCCATATGAAAATATAGTTGATTGGGGTGTAAACAATTCTAACGATTTAGTTATTATGCATAAGGGCAAAGTTGAAGCATGTTTTGTTGCTTGTGCAAGTGGTTGGAACCCTGGTGATAAAAAGGGTAAGACTTTAGAAGAATTACACGAACCTGTTGCTGATTCTGAAGCATTAAGAAAGGCAAGTGATGGTATATGGAGAGCAATGACAAGTGGTCAAATGTTTCACCGATATACATGGGGAATTTCATCTTTAGGAACATACAGTAACCATCCACATTGGCCAAAACCAGATTTCAATTCTTTAACTCGATTATACTTTAGAGTGGAACATGAAAGAACAATAACAGTTGATGAAGACACAGCCGCATTTCTTATAGAGGTAGATGTTTTTCCTTTACAACAATTATTTCATCTACATGATACAACATCTGGTAAAGTAACAGATTATAGAAAATTAATTATAGATTCTGTTTATAGTATGTCTGATTCTGTATTAGAATATAAGAATTTAAAAAAAGTGAAAAGATTGTTAAAAACATCAGAAATGGTGGGAAAATATAACAATGCAAATATCATATGAGGGGGGAAAACTAAAATGAAAGAATATAACATAATATATACTACAGAAGAAATAGATAAGTTAAAGACAATTTTTAAAAAAATGGAAGAACAAATAGAAACATTAAATAAAAGGGTAGTTGAGTTAGAAAGAATAGATTTATCTGATGTTGAAGCATCCAAAATTAATTAAACAATGCCTACATATACATTTAAAAATAAAGATACAGATAAAATCTTTGATAAGATGATGAAAATATCTGAAAAAGAACCATATCTTAAAGATAATCCTAATCTAGAATCAATGATAACTACATCTAATTTTGTAGGTGACCATATTATTAAAAAAATGGATGGTGGTATGAAAGAAGTTTTAGAAAGGATTGGTGATGGTCATCCAAATACACCACTTGCAGACAGATTTTCAAGGAGGTCAACAGAAGATATTAAAAAAGATAAAATAGTCAAAAAATACAATTTAAAGGATACTATAACATAAAAATTAAATAAATAGATATGTGGTAATAGCCAATATATTAGTAATAGACTAATACATATATTAGTAATACAGAGACTATACACAGGGAACCTACTAACGGAATAGTAGGTTCCTACTTTTAGAGAATAGATATGAATAGAAGAACAAATCCCGTAACAAGAGCTATGATGAAGTTCTATAGAATGTTAGTAGTGCCTGATAAAAAGAAGGCCGAGAGGAAGGGTTATGTCAAACATAAAGGAACAATAGATGGCTAAACCAGAAGTAGATGATATTATAGAACATTCTGAACCTACAGCTAAAAGAGTTACAACGGGGAAAGTCATTCAATTATTAGAATCTCAATTTGTTTATGAAGTACATAAGATGGTAGAAAATGGTAAAGAAAAAATACCTGCAGATAAAACAAGCACAAGAATGTGTATGTTTAGTGATTCATATGAAAGTTGGGCAAAAATTTAGAGGGCAAAAAATATGATAGAAGTAAACGGCAAAAGTTTAGAAACAGATGAAGAAGGTTATCTTTCTAATTTAAGTGATTGGGAAGAAGGTGCAGCTACAGCAATGGCACAAGCAGAAGATATTGACTTATCAGATGACCATTGGGAAATCATTAATTTTCTCCGTGAGTATTACGAATCGTATCAGGTTGCTCCAGCTGTAAGAATATTAACAAAAGCAGTAGGTAAAAAATTAGGTAAAGATAAAGGTAATAGTAAATATCTTTATCAATTATTTCCATACGGCCCAGGTAAACAAGCATGTAAGTTTGCTGGATTGCCAAAACCAACGGGATGCGTATAATATGTCAAAAAAGAAAGAAATACACTCAGGTGATTTAGTAAAAATTGAACCAATCACAGATAATCAAAAAAAAGTATTTGAATCATTTAGTCAAGG